ACTCCGGCGGCAGGCCGAGAAAGGCATAATCGTGATAGATGGGCGGCGGCAGCACCACGCAGGGCAACGTCATGGTGTCGCCGCTGTTGGCGCACGGAGCGTCAAAAAGAAGTGTTTCACGGCTCTCCGGCCGCACCACATAGCTGTTGCCGTTGACAAAGGAAGACCGGCCGGTAGGGAACATGGCACAGGTCAGGCTGGTGCTGCCGTTGACGGCCAACACCAGGCCCCTGGTATTTTTTGTGGTGTTATGCACTATGTCCCGCACCATGACCCCGCTGAAATCAGCCAGGTCATCAACCAGCTCGACCACTCCGCCGCTCTTACTGCCGTCCGCCGTCACCGTGCCGCTGATGGGATCCGCGGCAACAGCCCGCTGCCGGATGCAGAAACAGGATGGAATTTCCACCTGGTCCGTGCGGTTGGCCAGGAAAATCCGGCTGTAATCCGTTTTGGGGATCCAGGAGGTGGCGCCGGCCGCCGTGGCATACCGGACCACAAACCGCTCGCCGCGGGTCCTGACCAGGGGGCGAATGAAATCAGGCGGCAGGTTGTAGCTCTGCTGGCCGGCCACCGTGATCAACACCGCTTCGCTGGTAAGAACGCCGGTAACCCTGGCAAACTGACAGGCCGCCTCATCCAGGCTGCCATAGAGGCGCCGCGGACCGAGCAGGTCGAAATGCGACTCGCTCCGGTCCAGAAAATCCAGCATCTCCAGGATCAGGGAATGGCCGTCCATTAGCGCTTCCTCTCCGACTGCTGCAGGGCGTCATCAAGGGTCACCTTGACCTGCTTGCCGTGCAGCGCGCAACTGCTCATCTGCAGCTCAATGTGCCGGCTGCCGTCCCAATCAGAGGTGGTAATGCCGACCAGCTTGCCTTTCAACACCACGGTTACCCGCTCATCGACCCCCACATCAGACAAGCCTTCCGGCGTCACCCCGCCATCCTTGGGGAAATGCAGGCTTGTTCTTGGTTTTTCCTTGATTTTATTCACCGCTACCTCCACTGATTTGCCCCTCATCTTCATCCTCCCCGAATAGCGCCGCCGCGTCCGTCGGCTGCTGTTTTCGTAATGCGCTGTACTTCTCGCCCGTCATCTCCATGATGTCAAGCTGGCCGAGCATCTCGGCGCCGCGCTCCTCCTCCGCAAACAGTACCCTGGCCCGCTCGATGAACCGGCGGATATAGCCGCTGTCCTGATTGTCGGTGTAATACTCGCCACCATCCCACAGGGTGATTTTTACTATTTTCACTTCATCCCCTCATGCGCCAGGCTGTAGTGGTTGCCGTCGGAAAACCGGCCGCCCCATGTACCGCCGATACTTTCCCAGTATTCCCCAAGCGGCTGATGGGCCTCCGTGGCAAATAGATACAACCCCGTCCCGGAAGAGATTGAGATCCACGGCCAGCCGCTGCCGGTGCAGACTTTTCTCGCTGCCGTAAGGGACCCGCTTATCACGATAGGCATCGCCAAAGGTCACGGCATAGCCCAGCTGTTCGGCGTGCAGAATCAGCAGGGCCACCATATGAGTAAATTTTTGTTGTTTTTCCGACAACATCATGACGGCATATCCTTGGGAATCACAAAATGGAACACCTGCGGCCCGGGCCGCTCGACCGTCTCGTCAAACAGGGATCCGCAGCGCGGACAGCGCTGCGGATCCACCCACTCCCGGTCATCCTCGATGCTTGGTGTCTTGCACGCCAGGCAGATCCGGACATCACCGTCCGCCATATCTTATGCCCCCGTGTCGCCGCCGCTGCCGTCGCCTTTAAGCGACACAAGGGGAGGCGTAAGAGAAGAGAGCGGAATGGTATCTTTTTCATCCACCAGCTCATCCACCCGCTCATACACCCACTCGCCCACCTCGATCATACGGGCCTGGCCCCACCAGTCCGGACGCTCCGGGAAACCAGTCTCCATCCAGCTCTTCGGCCCGGACACGGCTGACCCTGGCTTGACACACCGGCGGCGGTACATGGTCATATCCAGGGCGCTGTTGGCCCCGTCATCCAGCATCTGGAAGTCGGAGCTGGCCGCCATTTCCGTCTGCATCCTGGCCGCGTAGTAATCCTCTGCCAGTCGTTGGCCGATACTTCTCCACCAGCGCACGGCGATGGCCTGCTGTACCGGGGCGTGGATCCCGTCCAGCAGCTCGCTTTCGCTCCTCACCGGTGCTCCGTCCTTATAGCCATACACCCCGTTATGGTGCAGGTAGATGGTAGTGCCTTTGGCGTTGGCCCAGCTGCGCAAAACCCTGACTTTCGTTGAGGTATTTGATCCCGGCTTTTTCACCTTCAAAATCTGCATCTGCTTCCTCCATCAGTTCGCCCGGCCGTGTGTGGCCGGGCGAATCGTTCTTATCGATTATTACGCGGCGGCCACGGCGCTATCCAGGTTGCCCCAGGTTTCCGCGGCATGCTCCACCACCAGCACCGGCCGGCAGGCCCCGGCGGCGCCTGTGCCTGCGGCGATCTGCGTCAACTGCATGACCACCTCCTGGCCGGGCTCCAGTTCAACCCGAGAGGTTGGCATAAAATAAACAAATTTCCCCTGGGCCATGGTGCCGAGAGTGAATACCCCGGCATCACCATCGCCGCGGCCGGTGTCCGAGCCGGCGGTGGGCCGCTTGTCCAGCTTGACGATGGGGGTAGTGGTTAAGCCGGCGCAGGCTGTCGTGACGCACAAGGCGCTGTAGAGCAGCACACACTTGAACGGCACGGTAAACACGGCCAGGTCTCCGGCCGCCTGGGTCAACGCCAGCCCGGCCGCGCTCTCCGTGCCGGTCAGATCGAACGGCAATGAACTGATATGATCACCTAACATCATAAACCTCCTTATCCGGAATCACGATCCGGGTTGCTGATTACAGGGAACCGATACGCACGATTCTGGCTTCGCGGTCATCCGCTGTCATGAATGTGCTGCCGAAGGCAATCAGGCCATACCAGATAATCGCCTTACGCCGGCCGAAATCGCCCTTATAGTTTGGATCCGCCCGCAGGTGCGGGGAATCAACCTCGACCCGGCGCACGGCGTCGTCTCCGAAGATCAGCCCTTCGCCCAGCACGCTGCCGGTGCCGACCCCGTTGGACAGGGCCTGCTCGTGGCTCACCTCGACAAAGCGGACATTCTCCACCTTGCCCACCTCGCTTTTAAAAATGATGTCACCCTTGGCCAGGTACTTATGCCACTCCTGCAGGGCGGTATCGTTTTTCAGGCCGCGCAGACCCTTAGTGGCCACGGTGCCGATATAGTCGCCGCCCTCAAAGTACGGCACATGCAGGTCATTAACCATGTAGTCCCTGATCAGGCCGACATGGGCGGCGGTCAGATTGCTGGTGGCCGCCACACTGTGAGCCCCATCCGTATCGATGGTGCCGGCGGAAGCTGAGGTTGGTGTAAAACACACCTTAGCTTCCTTGAACCCGGCGGCGGCCCCGGTATCCATGCAGGCGTTCATCTGGTCCAGCAGCCGCTTCTGGCCGCCCTTCTTGGGGGAAACCTTGGAAAACTCATCCGCCAGATTTGTGTAACCGCAACCACGGCCCCACTCCACCACAGTGATGGACCGGCCGGCCATTTCCAATTCATCGATGGGCACCCGCATCCGCTCATCCAGCTGCGGGGTGTCCGGCTCGTCCAGGGCTTTGTAATAGGGCAGGGTTACGCTCTGCCCCATGCCGGCGCCGAAATTCGGCTGCTTCTTTGTAAACCGCACCAGGACGAAATCCCGGGCGGCGATCTTCAGTAATTCGTTGGACAGGGCGTGGTTTTTCCATACCCCGTCCGTTGCGTCATAAGTCCATGTAAACATCGTATTCGCTCCTTATCAGGCTAAGGTGCGACCGCGGTCAGCCTCCTGCATGGCATCATCAAGGGACAACTGCCTATTGGCGTACTGCCTGGCGTCCTCCCCGGGGGCAGGGCCGGAGTAACTCCCGCCGCGCTCCAGGGGCAGATTCAGCTCCTGCATGAGTTGGCTGCGCTGGGCCGCATTGTGCTGCCTGGCTTTCTCCATGGTCATGGAGATTTGCTGTTGAAGGGTTAATTTGGCCCCGTCCGGGCCATGGGTTGGTGCGGATCTGGATAAACCCCAGAAGGCAATTCTTTCCGCCTCGGAAAAATTCTCGGCATCCAGCATGCCGGTTACCAGGGCGCTGGAGTCATCACCGGCATCATTGTCATTGCCGGCCGGCGGTTGTCCGGCCGCTGGCGGCGGGGATGGCTCCTGTTTGCTCATCCGGAAATCATCCACCGCCATATTTGCCTCGGCCCAGATCTCCGCCACCCGCTGATCATGATCTGATGATTCAGGGTTCAACGCATTGATGGCAGCCAGGGCCTCCTTGTTTTTGGTGACGGCAAACTGCCGGATCTCGCCCTGCTTGTTTTGCTTGGCTTTCTCGGCCTGCTCTGCCTGGTAACTGGCCAGCTGCCTGCGCAGCTCGGCATTTTCCTGCTCCGTTTTAGTGGTCCTTGACTGCAGCGCGGTATAGCCTTTCTCGGCATCGTCATGGGTCTTAAACCTGGGGGATGGCGCTGGACTGCCCGCCTCCGGCTTTGCACCTGCAGCGGGTAACTCACCCGCCTCCGGCTTTGCACCTGAGGCTGGCAACTCTCCCACCTCCGGCTTTACACCTGAGGCTGGCAACTCTCCCACCTCCGGCTTTACACCTGCGGCTGGCAACTCACCCGCCTCCGGCTTTACGCCTGCGGCTGGCAACTCACCCGCCTCCGGCTTTACGCCTGCCTGCGGCGCTCCATTTCCCTGGCTTTCCGCAGGCGGCATTTGGAAAATACTGGCGCCGTCTTTCATCGCTTGCTCAAGATCAATACCTGTTGGCATGGTCAAAAACCTCCCGTGGCGTCGTCCTGTTTGCAGGGGCCACTGTTTGGTGCGGCGTGGTCCTCTGTGAGGGGCCACTGTTTGGTGCGGCGTGGTCCTCTGTGAGGGGCCGCTGTTTATAAAGTCCGGCGTGGTCCTTTTTTAAGGGGCCGGACTGATTGCTATGATTTCCCGTACTTCCGCACCAGCTCCTTGGCGGCCAGCTGGGCGGAAAACTTCCGCTCTCCGAATTTCTTCAGCAGTTCGATGAAGGCCTTGGCCTCAGCATCAAGACTGACCAGGGTATGAACCCTGGCGGTCAGACGCTCCTCGATCAGCCCCAGCAGCACAGCTGCCGCCTCGCTTTCCGCCACCCCCATGAACCCAGCCTGACGCAGCATGGTGCCTTTATCCTCGGCCTCAGCCGCCTGCTGCCGCTCCCGCTCCACCAGTTCTAAGGGTAAGCCGGTGACAATATCGACCTCTGTGCCGCTCATGGCTGCCCTCCTGATTGGTCTCCGCCGCCGGAATCAGGGGGGGGCGGAGATCCGGCAAGCATCTGCTGCAGCTGCAGCTGCTGTAATTTCTCTCCAACTTCCTTGGGAATAAAAATGTTTTCATCCTGCAGGCCGGTGCGCCGCTCCATGGCTTTCAGCACCGAATAGGGCATAATAAACGGGGCGAACCTCGGGTTGCCGGCCAGGGGGATAATGGTGCGGATCAGGGTGGATACCGTCTCGGCGTCTTTCATCAGCTTCTGAATACCCGACACATGAAAAGCCCCGCTCATCCTTGGCAGGCCATCGATGACCCCATCCTGCCCTAACCGCAAGCCGAATTTGCTTACCCCCTCATCGCCCAGCATCTCCTGGTAATCCTTCCAGCCGGCAAATGCCTCGACCACCTCCTGCCCGGCGCTGAGTCCCTGGATGGCGCCCAACTCCACGTTGGTGCCCATCAGGTTAAACACTTCCATGGCCTGTCCGAGGTTCTGCTCGCTTTCCCGCCAGGTGATATCCTGTCGGTAACCGGGCAGGCCTTGTACGCTGTCTGACACAGACGTCCCGCGCTGATAGTTCTGGTCGTGATACTGCATGTTGGCCAGGGTGGAATTCGTCACATCGCGGCGGGACACCGGACGAACAGCCTGCTGGCCATTCAGACTGTCGTGGGTCAGATAGGTGCGGCCGGGGGCTGTTTTGACATCCTCCGGATCAACCAGGGCATCGACATTAATTTCGGTCATGGGATTGACCAGCCATTTCATGGCATCCTCATGCAGACACATCAGATTACACATGGCTTCCCAGATGGAGCGGACCCCCTCCAGCAGGCCGCGGCCGCCAAGCTGCAGCAGGTCTGGCTGCGGGGAAAACATGACGCTCGGCCAGCGCAGGGTGCGGTAGCGTAGCCCCATGGGGGACTTGATCAACCGTCCGCCCATGACACTGTATGTCGCCCTTGGCAGCAGCGATTCACCGCGGGGGGACAGCACCGTGCCAAAAAACTCATAGACCCGACCCATTTTCCTGAATTTTGACCTGGTCCAGATCTGATCCTTGCGGGCCGCCAGGGCCTCCTTGGTCATAAAAGGATTGTCCGGGTCTTCGTCGTTGACATTAAAACCCTCATCAATGTTCTGCAGCAGCTTCTTGTCAGCCAGCAGCTTGAGCTGATAGAAATCCTTCCACTCCTGGTGGATCCAGAAAACTCCGGACTGGGGGTCCCTTGGCACGGCGTCCGGATCCCGGCTGATCTTCCACGGCTCGATCAGCTCATAATACAGGCCCTTGCCCGGTATCCAGCGCGGCTTCATGTCCATCGATTCCCCCACCGCCAGTCCCATGGTGGTGGAATCGACAAAGCGGATAACGAAGTTGGCGTGTCGGCTGTCCAACTGGACAGACATTACCTTCTTCCAGAAATCCGCCGCCGCCTGCACCACAGGGTCCTCGATACTGAGAAAATCAGGGGAAAAACTTTTACGGATAGCGGCGGCGGCGAACTGCACCGTGGCGTATGGTCTGGGCACCACAATCCTGCTCTGCCATGCCGCCTTACGGGCAAAAGAGGCAGGTTCCTTTTCTTTGTACACCCGGTAACATTCCGCCTGCGCCTGCCGCACCTCCCGACGTGAACTTGCATCCGTCTTGACACAATCCATGCAGTAATCCACCAGATGCT